GTATCTACCTAGACAACGAGATGCAAGCCGGTGCGGTTGCGTCCTGTGCTACGGCGATGATTAAGACTGAAACACCGCTGCCGTCATTGATGGGACCGACTAATGGCGATTCTTCAGATACCAACGGCAACCAGTACAGTTACCTAGAGCCTGGGGCTGTGTTCTATCTGCGTCCAGGTGAGTCGGTTGAGACAGTTAATCCATCGAGACCCAACAGCAACGCAGAGCCTTGGATAGCCTTGATGCTGCGAGGTATCGCAGTTGGCACTGGTCTTTCTTATGAGATTGTTGCACGCGACTTTTCGCAGACTAACTACAGCAGCAACCGAGCTAGTCAACTGGAAGACCGCCGACGATTCCGCTGCTGGCAGTCCTACCTAATCAACCATCTATGTTCCCCTGTGTGGCGTAAGTTCAACGAAGCGGCAGCGTTGATTGGCAAGGTCGGCTTTCCTTCGATGCACCAGCTATCTGAAGACTTCGACCGCTATGCTCCTTGCGAGTTTATGCCGCCGACTTGGGAGTGGGTCGATCCATCAACAGAGCAATCATCGAGCCAGAATGCCATCGCCGCTTACCAAGCGACCTACGCCGACGAGCTTGGGGCAAAGGGGCTCAACTGGCGTCATGTGTTTTATCAGCGGGCGAAGGAAAACGCACTGCTAGCCAAGTTGGGATTGTCGGCGATCAACTGGAATCCGAACCAACCGCAGCAACCGCAAGGCGAGCAGGCAGTAAGTGCAAGTACGCATGCAACTGGCGAGCTTGCCGCAGTATCAACCCTGCAATTCAAGCGAAACCGCAAGGCTATCGAGTCTGTGTTGGCTGAACTGGCTGAAGGCAAAATTACCGAAGCGAAAGCTCGAGTATTCCTCGGTAGTGTCGGCATGGCTCAAGAGTCAATTGACGCACTGATAGCCGATGCGATGGACGGTAGCGGCAAGCTAGAAAGCGTGGAGGCTACTGATGGCGACAACTAAAAAAATCAAGTCGTTCAAGCACAACGAGCCACCAGCTAGCCAGATGGTCATGCGAATGGTGGAAGTTCGACGCGAGCAAGCCAACGCTGAAACAAAGTCGGTTCCGGTCGTCATCGCTTCGGAGAATCCAGTTGAACGCTGGGACGACAACGCAGGCGAATACTACCGCGAAATCCTATCGATGGACGGCGTTCGATTCCGCACTAATCGCCAACAGTTGCCGATAGTCGATTCCCATGATCGATCAACTGTTCGTAACGTGCTGGGCAGCGTTCGCAATATCAGAACAGAAAACGACAAGCTAGTCGGCGATGCGACATTCGCACGAGATACCGATTCGCAAGTGGCTTACGAAAAGCTACTAGACGGACATCTGACAGACTTTTCGATAACCGCAACGCCAACGGCACAGCGGGCAATTCGTCGCGGTGAATCAGTGGTTCACGGCACTCAGGAAATAACAGGGCCAGCGGTGATCGTCACTGAATGGACACCCACAGACGCATCGCTAGTAGCAGCCGGTGCAGATGAAACTTCAACCGTACGCGAGCTGCTGCGTAGTTACTCGAACTCTCATAAGGAGACTAAACGCATGTTGTCAGAAGGAATCAAAGCCGCACTCGTAGCCAAGGGAATGCCCGAACAGATCGACGATGCGGAACAAGCACTAGCCTGGGCTGCTGGGCTTATGTCGGCACTAACGCCAAGCGTTGCTGTCGAGGAGCCGATTCAGTCGGCAGAAGAAACGCCAGTCGTCGCAGAAGAATCGGACGCCGAAGAACCAGACGCGGAAGAAATCGAAAGCATGGAAGGCGAAAAGGACATGAAAGAAGAAATCGAAAAGGCTGTGGCACGTTCGGCAAAATCCGAGCTACAGCGACAAAAGGAAATCCGAGCAATAGTCGAGTCAGTGAAGATAGAACGTGCGTTCGCTGACGAGCTTTGCGACTCCGGTGTTACTTTGGACATCGCACGTCAGAAGGTTTTGGAAAGAATGACTACGACGCAACCACTGGGAAGCGGACCATCAGTGGTTCGCGAAGGCCGCGAAGAATTGCGCAAGGCAATGCGAGCGGGTTTGATTAGTCGAGCATTGCAGGGCAGCGGGTCACGCAATACTCAAATCGCCGACGCTGACAAAGTTGCTGGATATCAGGACTTTGAGCGTATGTCGATGCTGCGAATGGTCGAGCGATCATTGCAGGCAGCGGGACTGGATACCAGCCGCATGGTTCCCAAAGACATGACGATGCTTGCCTTTGGTCATCGACCGACTATCGAGCGACTGCAAAACGCAAACATCATCCGCGATGCCTATCACACAACTGGTAGCTTTGCAAACCTGCTTTTGGACGCTGCCAACAAGACGCTTTTAGCCGGATACGAAGAAGCTCCATACACTTGGAATCTTTGGGCTCGGCAAGCGGCTAGTGTTGCCGACTTCAAGAACATCAACCGCATTCGGTTTGGCGAATCGCCTAACTTGGAAATGGTTCCCGAAAACACCGACTACAAAGAAGGTGCAATGACCGACAGTAAGGAAACTTACAAGGTCGAGAAGTTTGGTCGGCTGTTCACGATCACTTGGGAAACAGTCGTGAATGACGACCTGGACGCGATCAGCCGCATCCCTCAGATGCACGGCAACGCAGCACGACGTACACAGAATCAAAAAGTGTACGAAGTGCTAACCAGCAACCCGACTATGGGTGATGGTGTGGCGTTGTTCGGTTCTCACGCATCTGGAAGTAACACCAGCGGCGGCGCGGGTGCTCCAGCAGTCGGCACGCTTAACACTGGGTTTACCGCAATGCGTCGGCAGACCGGCTTAAACAGTTCAACGATTTTGAACATCGCACCGCGATACCTGATTGTGCCAGTGTCTTACGAGGCCACTGCATTGGAGCTAGTCAACTCGACCAGCTACAACGCAGCCAACAACAACGAAGGCGTCCGCAATATCTACGGCCCTGGCGGACCTCGTAGCCTGACCGTGATCGGCGAACCGCAACTTGATGCGTCCAGCACCACAGTTTGGTATCTAGCCGCTGACCCAGGACAGATCGATACCGTCGAACTTACATTCTTGCAAGGTGAAGAATCGCCGGTCATCGAGAGCGAATGGGACTTTGATAAGGACGTGTACAAGAACAAGGTTCGACAGACGTTCGGAGTCAAGGCAATCGATTGGCGTGGGTTGTTCCGCAACTCTGCCTAGTTGAATCCTCCGTGATGACAGCGGGTGGGGGCTTGCTCTCACCCTCACCCGCTGGCGACCGACCGAGAGTAAACAACCTACAAATCAACCTTCAAATAGTGAGACAAAAATAAAATGTCAGGCATTCAAGACTTCCATGAATTTTACGACGACTTCAACGGGACCGTAGCCACGCTACCAGCGTCTGCTGACCCTGCAACTCCCTGGTTGATTGATGACACTTCGTCATCAGGCACTCCGACCTACACCAAGGGCACCAGCGTTGCAACTTTGACTTTGGCAGCGACCAACGAAATTGAAAACGTTTGTCTGCACTTCGGCGATGCACTGGACTTCGACATCGATGATATCCAGCGTGTCGATATGCGTGTGAAAATCGGAGCCTCTGCGTTTACCAGTGGCTCGATTCTGACGTTTGGCGTTGGCTCTGCGCGAGCAGACGACGCGGACACAATTGCGGCCAGTGCGTTTTTCAAAATGGTAGGTGCTAACAGTACCAGCTTGGTCTATGTCGAAAGCGACGACGGAACTAACGAAGTTGCAGCCACCTCCAGCGGCACAACGCTTGGGACCACGTTTAAGCGATTTACCATCGACTTCAGCGGCGGCAAGTCTAACGTCAAGTTTTACATTGACGGCCAGCGGGTTGCAGCTTCGCAAACGTTCGACATGTCAGGCTATAGCTCTGGACTACAGCCAATTGTCCAGATTCAGAAGGCGGCTAACACCAATGCCGATTCGGTCGTCGTGGATTACGTCAAAGTAACTGCACGCCGAGCCTAACCATGTCGCTTCGTGACGCTATAGCAGACGACGCCGCTGCTGTCTTTTTAGACACAGCGGCTTTTGCCGAAGAGGTAACGTATTGTCCACGACTGTTTCAGCAGGGCGATACGCGGCCAGATCGGACGATCAATGCTGTAGTGATGCGAGAAACAATGGCAACCGTGGCAGAGGATGGCGGGGCTACGGTCCTGCCAGTCTTTGAAGTTCACGTTGCTAACAGTGCCACGTTAGGTATTAGCTCGACGGAATTAGATACGGGTGGCGACCAGATCGAGTTTGCTGCGCGTGACGGAATGGACGCTACCAAGCGGTCAATTGTTAGGCTTGTCACTCAAGACCACGGAATGTTGGTGCTGGAATGCCGCTAGATGTGCCGGTCGACGAAGCGATAACTGACGACGTTGTGACGCTGTTGGAAGATGAATTGACGGACCTTGAGATAATTCGGCAAACCAATCAGGTTGACGAGTGGACGCCAAAAAACGATCAGATGGTAATTGTTCGTCATGCGTTGGAGCGACTACCGGAAATCGATTGTCCAGGTAATCCGCCAGCGATTGGTTACGAAATGGTTTTGCATTTGCGTTTGCACGTTGTGCAAAGCGAACACGACACTGAGCCTATCGACAAGCTCATGAGCATTTTGTCTGCAGACGTTCAAGCGGCAGTGTCGCAAGCGGCAGGCTGGTATCACTGGGACGGTAAAGCAATCGATTCAGAGTTTGGAAGTTTTGAGCGGATATCGACAGACACAGGCTTTGCCGCTGCACTGCTACCGCTTCGAGTGCGATATCGAGTTAGCGAAAACAACCCCTACGAATCAAGGCTGTGAGCAATGCTGAACGTGCATTTAGACAAGCAGTCAGTCGCGGCAACTCGCAAGATACTTGAAGACCTTGGCGAAAGCTTTGACAAGG